ACGATGCCGGCCGAGTCGTTTTCCTCGACCATTTCGGCGGAAATCGTCAGTCGGCGGCCGTTCCGCTTGTTGCGGATTTCGTACTTCTCTTCGCCAGCACCGATCTCGGGGAAGTTTTCGCCTTCGTCGACACGGTCGATGTTCGTGTCTTCGCTCTTGAGTGACACGAATTGAGATATCTTCTTGTTGTCGTCGATCTCGCGAACCAACTGCTCGGAAATCGTCGGCACGGCAGAGTAGGCATCGTTTATACCAGCCACAGTGAGGGAGCCGCACAAAACGGGGAAGGCCGACGCCATGATCGTGCGCTCCTGCCCCATGACTTCCATGCGGACAGGAACCTTGATGAACTCGCCATCGTCGCCAACCAGCACGTTGAACATGCGCTGCAGGCTCGGCACCGAACCCCATCGCATCGACCCGCCGTCGATCAAAGCTTGGGCCTTGCCGATGAACTCCTCGGGGTGACGCTGCGCCAGGTTGCGCATGGCATCCATGTCCATGCCAGATCCGCCGACGCGGATGGACGGCATGAACTTTCGCTTTTGTGTTTTCGTTTCGGGCATTGTCGTTTCCTCGTATGGGGCCGTCTGGCCCATGTTGTTTATTCGTTGGCCAGCGACGCCATTACTTCACCAAGAACGCGTAGTACGAACCGGCCGTCTTGAAGTGCATCCGCACGTAGCTAGTGCTACGGATCGTGGTGCCCGCATCACCGCCCGGCTCATCCGAGAGGTGGCCCTGCTTCTGCGGGTAGTTCTCCTGCCCGACAGCAACACCCAGCTCGTTGGTGCCAGTTACGGCGAGCTTTTGGCTCGTCGAGTAGAACAGCTCATGTCCAAGCTCGCAGGCATGGGCCGCCGCAAGCTCGAATTCAAACACGTCGCCCGGACGCGGGACGATAATTTCGTAGTATCCGGCCCGGTCGCCGCTCTTGATTTCCTCATTGGCGACGGCCAGATTTCCGGCCGGGTCAAAGTCGGAATCGAGAGGCACCCACTCAGTATTGGTGTTGCCGGTCAACTCCAGAATCTCGCCGCGTTTGATTGCCTGCGATGCGCCCGCAGCAAACTTGCCCAGCATGATAAGGGGCTCAGTTGCCCCGTCGAGGTTGCGAATCCATGTCGCTCGATTAGTTGCCATGTTATTGTCACTCTCCTGTGAGTAGTCGATCAATCTGCTGCCGCGATTGCGGCGGAATTACCCGAACAGTCCACGCGAAAACACTTCGTTGGGGATATCCGCAATCTTGACGCCATCCTTGGCGTCACGCTTCTCTTCGGTCTTCTCGACCTTCGTCGGCTCCGGTGTCCCCACGGGGGCGGATCGCTTGGTGTACTCTTCGAGTAATGCCTTGCGGGAGTCCTCGTACGACTTTCCTTCGACGAGACACCGCTCGGCGATGGACTCAAAGCCCTTGGGACAAATCGCCCTCACGTCGCGTGCGATGATCTCACGCTCCGTAAGCAACACCATCGGCTTCGGTTCCGTAGTCGCCCCCGATGTACGACTCTCTTCGACCGGCTTTGCCGGCGACGTGGTTTCGGCCGGCTTGACTTCGTCGGCCTTTGGCTTGGTATCAGCCATAATCGAACCTCCCTGATTGGCGACGAAAGCCCGAACGGCCTCGTCCAGTATTTGCGAAAGACCTACGCTGGTCCCCCGCCTCAATGCGTCTGCGTCGGCCGGTACTGGCACGACGGAAATCTCATAAAGCTCGGAGGTTTTGCGGATGATTGCGGGGCCATCTATTTGTCGATCGCCGAGCTTTGCCTTCTCGCCCTCTGCAAGTCGTTGCGTCTCTCCGGGCATGAACCCGACCGACAACGCCCGCAGAAATCCGCCCCTGACCAACTGCCACACCTCTTCGGCTCTAGCCGTCTCGGCAAACGTAACGACGGCTTCCAGTTGACGATTGACCACCTTGACGGCGGCCTTGCCAATCACGGCACCAGCCGAGTAACGATCGTGCGTATCGAGGATGACAGGATTGCGGCGGTAGCGATCCAGCTTCATGCCTGACATCTTGATGTGCTCGCGGCCAACGTACGTATCGACTCCGTTCTCGGTGGCCGCAACAAACGTTGCCGTGCGGGCATCTTCGTCGATCGACCGGACTTCGCATCCGTCGATAAATCCGCGTGTGATTTGCTCAGGCATATATCGTCCTCATGCGGCTCGAAGTGCCCGCCTTGGCTGTTCTTCTGGCCCGGCCGGAATTGGCGTAAACGTAATCGTCATCCCGATTGTCTCAAGGAATTTGGCCTGGTCTACCAGTGCCTCTCTCATCTGGTCCGGGTCGTCTCCGTTTTCGAGCCACACTTGCTCAAGCGTCTTTTGGCACGACTGCAACGCTACGGCGTTGGCCTGATATTCGCGTTGCTTGTCGATCAATTCCCAGCCGTCTCCGAACCAGTCAACCGATGCGATGTCCTGCAACGTGACACCAGCGGCCCGCTCGTCGCCGCGTAGTTGTGCGTCGACCATCACCTCTTGCCACACCCATCGCAACACATTCTCAATCAGCGATTGGCGGATCATCTTGTAGACCATGCGCGACTCAAGAAGATCGGCACGGGCACTGCTATACGTCGAGTCACTGAAGTCCTTCAGCACAACCTGCCACGAGACGCCAAGGGCCGCACCAATGCGGCGGGCGATCATGATGATGAACGGACCAAGCTCCGGTGTCGGGAAGTTAGGCACAAGCGTCGTAATCTGGTCGCCCTGGGCCAGCTTGAAGATCATGCCCGGTTCAATGTCTTGATCGAGTTTGAAGCCGTATTTCTCGGCCGTCTGCTGCTGCAATGCTCCGTCCGGGAAAAATCCCGTAGTGCTGCTGTTCGACGTAATGAACGCGGCGAGACACGCGGCAATCTGTACCCGCTTTAGTGCCGCGAGCATCAGCAAGTCCAAGTCGCGCAGGTCTTGCATGATGGCGTGAAACATCGGCTCGCCGCGAGTCTGTCCGGGCCGGTGGGAGCATTTCCAATGCCTCAATGCATCGGGCAACACCTGGTCAAAACTGCTCGGATCATTGGACTTTCCGGCGGTTATCAGGTCGCCAGGATGCTGCTTGGCAATCCAATACTTGACCGGCACTCCCCATGCGTCTTTCTCGACTCCGTCGCGTACTTCGTTCTCGCCGACCTTGTAGACGGACTTGAATCCAGGGGAGGAGAGTCGGTCACCCTCGATCGTTTCAAACCACACCGGTTCGCCCGGCGATCGTTTGACGCGCTTCGGCAACGTCTCGCCGTCCTGGAGAAATGCCCGGACCCACATCTGCTGAAGCTCGGCACAGCCGACATTGTCGGCAAGGGCCAGCATGTTCCGGCGTTCGGCCCAAATGGCTTCAAGGTTCGTGTCCTTGGTCTTGTCGCCGGTTCGCGATCTGGGACGAATCCCCTTGCCCACGATGTTGCGGACGAACGTCCCGGTAAGCCCCGAGCCGATCGGATCGTCCTGATTCAATTCGCGGGAACGATTGCGGAGTGTGGGTAAATCACCCAGTAGCTCGGCATCGGCAGATGATGTACCACCCCGGAACGGCGTCGTATTGCCGCCGGACTTCGCGGCCCGGTAGCCCTGCGACCGCAGCAACGCAAAGACGCCATCGCGGTACTCGACATCGTCCCGCATCCGCCGCCAGTGCGCACGTTCAAAAGCCCGCTTTGGGTTAATCAGCTTGATCGCTGATTCAAGGCCAAGATTGAGCGTTTCGCGAAGCTTCAATAGTTGTGCCTCGTTCGCGTGGTGATGATGTGAGACTCGCCCGCATCCAGGCCGAACGACGAGCGGGCCGCATCAATCGCCGTCTTCAATTCCGCAAGCGACTCTTTCCGCTGGATTCGCTCGCCGGCCGATTCCACCTCGACCACAAGAGCACAATTCACAGCTACGGCCTGAGCATACTTGCCCGTGGCCAGTGCCCAATTACCGGCAGCGATGGCGTCGGCGGTTTCCGCCAACAGCAACTTGAATGCGGTCAGTGTTATCGCTTGCGTGGCCACTGTCTGAATTGTGGCACAGGCGAAGAGAGGTGCAACGAAAAACGCTACAGACCTGTAGCGATTACTACAGACCTGTAGCGATGGGAAGATCGGGTGGGGAAAATGTCCTCTACTGTTCGGCCGGATTCAGGTCGATGGCCTTCAGCCAGTCATTCATCAGACAGGCCGTCGTCGAGACGGATCGAACGAGGAACTGCTGCACGCCGGCATCGTCAACCCACAAAGCTTTGACCTCCCCGATGAGTCCGTTTGCAATGATCCTCACCTTCTGCCCAATCCCGAAAGTGAACTCAATCGTTGTCTTCGGTCCCATGCTCACACCTCTTTCTGCCTCATCCGGGGCGGTTAATTGCGAACATCAAACACTTGCTGATGGTACAGAACCACCGTTTTCCTTATATTATTCGTGTGAATCTCGATCTGCTCAATGACCTCCGCATTCAGGTCTTCAGCCGAGACTCCTATCTGGGCCGCACACTGTTCGATGGCGGACACCCAAAACGCCTCATAGTCCGGTGCGTAGTCGTGTGGCATCACTTCGTACCCGTCATTCGCCATACTGCCCGACTTGCGAGAATGTCTTGAAGCCGATGAATCGATAGTCTAACCTCGTTCAGTTCGTCGGGATGCCGATCAGGTAGACTTGTCCAGATATTCCACGCATCCACCAGATGGGACAGTATCGCCATCTCTGATTCGACGAGTACCCGAGCCATGTGGTGCTCGCGACCCAACCCGACTACTTCGGATGCTGCCGCAACGTTCACGGTTCCCCTTGCGGGCCGCGGCGGCGGAGGCGGCGGAGGCGGACCGTGTTTTACTGGGTCGTATGGTACTGCTTGTCTGACTCCCATATTACGCCCCCTTCACCGGCAACTGCCAACGATGCCCGCAGCACTTGCATCGGAAAAATACGACGGTGTCTCCGCTGCTCGTGACGACGGACGCTTGCCCGCCTTCGTCGGTCAGTAACCGCAGACACTTCGGACACGGCGACGAACGCTTGACCCAGTACGTCGGCAATGGCTTGTCTTTGGGCCAGTGCCTAACATCTGGCTTGGTCCTCTGCTGTAACTCGGCTATCCGCGTACGCGAGGCTTCGGCGTCCTTATTGGCCGCATCCAAGTCTACCGCCAACTGGCCACGCCTACGCATCGCATCGGCGAGCCGTTGTTGCTCGGCACGCAATGGGTCCGTGTCAACGATACTGGCACCAACCGGAAGCTTGACGATCGTTGCTGACTCGAAATCTTCGCCCCATCCGTCAAGCGGCGGAACCTCCTGGACTTCAATAGGCGGTTCCTGGCTCTGGATTCGTTCTTGTTTGTGCTTCGACATTTTTACCTTCCGATCTTCCATGATCCTTTTCGTTCACTATTCCCGCTGCTCTCGCGAACGGGGTAACTATTCGTGGTCGCCGGGTTCGGCGAGCCTTCGAGCGACGGCATACGTACGCCGCACGCCACCGCAAGGCATACGCCGTATGTCTCGCAATCCCACAAGTGATTTCGTGTACCCGGCTTGATCGTCTTAAATTTCGGGTTCTTCGCCGTCCGGTCGAACCGTTCGCTCGTCATGTGGCGAGCGTAGGCCCGCATAGTGTTCGCGTGAAGACCAGTCGAGGGCAATGCCTGGAATCCGTTTTCGCCGTACGGGATTCGCAACAGCGACCGGAGTAGGTGCTTCGCCTGATTCACATCTACGTCTCGGTACGGTCGACCGCGTTTGTCGATCGCGGGCTTCGCCGGCCACATGCTGCCCCTCGTGCCCGCCTTCAGGCCGCGAATCAATAGCCACTTGGCACGGTTCCGATGCTGCCACCAGAGACCAACAATGTCCGGCTCAAAGCCCATGTCGATTACGCCAACGTCTATCTCGCGATGCCCCACCACGGAGCCATCGACAGATACGACATCCCAACCATGGCGACACATGGCATCGCACTCACTGAGTGCTCCGCTGATGAGTGTTCTCCTACGCTCTCCAATCGCAAGATCGGACTTGCCCATGATCGGTTTGCCAAACGTGCCCATGTCCACGAGCCAGCTCGATCCGGTCGCCCGCTGCCATGCCCGCACGAGGTAGTACACGTAGCCCGATTGCACGTCGACTTTCACAAACACAAGATCGGCCGCAGCCGGTATGGTTTTGGCGGCATAGCCAGTGCCCTCACAATGCGTTCCGATTTCTGCCTCCTGCAATTTCTCCTCGTCAATCTCGGGCTCTTTGTATGGCCTACCTTCTACGTTCTGGCCCCAGTCTTTCATTTTCTCCGTCGCGTCGTTTTCGGATTGCCGGGTAATCCACTCGACGGCCCACTCGCCCCAGGTACGACCGAACGGCCAATAGAACGCATTCGACCAGAATCCAGCGACGTTGGTATTGCGTGCCGTCTCGGGGTAGATGTCCGCTGTCTTCAGGTCTACCCGCGTACCACCCGGCATTGGCTCCATTACCCAATCGACGCCCGACGGAGTGCTTACCCAGACGTGCCGCGACAACATCTCGGGCAATTCGGAAAACGTGATATGGTGTGAGCATTCCGGGCTTGCGCAACTCATCCAAGTGTCGACCTTCGCCGATTCTACTGAGTCATGCGAAAACTGAAACCTGGAAAACTCGACCAACTGATACGTGCCGCATTCCAGGCAGGGAACGAAGGGAAGATAGTAGGCACTGGCAGACAGGGCCACATATAGCCAATCCTCGAATCGGCCAGCAGTCCCTAGGTACGCCAGCGTCACCTCATCGAGCGGATATGCACCCGTACGTGTCGCGGCGTAGTCGGCCGGGTGTCCGAATCCGGGGATTGTTCCCCATGCCTGTACGTCGTCACAAATCACAACGGGACTCGTCTTGCCCGACAGGTTGCCTACCGTTTCGCTGCCAGCTACGTAGAGGCAGGTTCCGTTTGTGAAATTCCGCTGGAGCCGATTGCCGCCCTCGTCATCGTTCACGAACAGCAGGGGCTTTAGTTTCTCACTCGACGCAATCGACTTGCGCAGTTTCTCTTTCCAAACCGTGTTCGCCAGATCGGCGTTGGCCGCGACGTACATCGGATTGACCTGCCGATGATGATTCGCGTGCTCGATTGCTGACAGCACAACAGAGGTAGTTTTCCCAGAACACTGCGGAGCGGCCATCAGCACGATGCGAGCCCATCGCGGATCGTCGAGAGCATCACACCACGTCCGCTGAAGGGGGAACGAGTCCGGCGACCACCGCACGGGCGAACGGT